GGCGTCTGGCCCCCCGGCTTCGTCCCCGGATGTTATCGGCGGTTCTGGAGGAAATAGTGTGTGGGGGCACGGGCCCGCGCCGGTCACGTCTGCTGGTGGGGGCGGAGGAAGCGGAAATCCAGGCGCTCGGTCAACAGGCGTGCCGGGTGGATCCGGGGGCGGCGGTCCCATGTACGCTCCCACTGGCGGTGGCACCGGGGTCGCGGGGCAAGGGAACCCTGGGGGGCCGGGCGCGGGTTGGGCCGGCGGCGGGGCCATTGGCGGCGGCGGCGGGGGCGGCGGAAAAGCGGCCGCGGGCTCCGCGGGAACATTTGGTCCTTCTCCCGCAAACAGCGGCGGTCCTGGTGGCGCGGGTTCGCCCAACGATTACACGGGCTCGCCGGTCAACTACGCAGGCGGCGGGGGCGGCGGCGCAGGCGGGGATCCTAACTATGGCGTCGGCGGCACGGGTGGCGGCGGAGACGGCGGGAACCCGACGCCCGGGCCGGAAGTGGGGGCGACGAATACCGGCGGCGGCGGCGGCGGCGCGACCTCTCCCTCCACTCCTGGCGGCGCGGGGGGCTCGGGTAAAGTGGTTGTTCGATATCCCAAAAACGACCCCACCTATGGAAATGCTCCGGCGGACATATCGGGTGGGACCAAAACCCAAACTCCAACGCACTACATACACGAATTCAACTCAACCGGGACGTTCACGGTGCCCTGATGGCTCACTTAGCGGAATTGGATTAAAAGATGGCTCACTTTGCGGAAATAGATTCTGACGGGAATGTGGTCAATGTCATCGTCGTTGCGGACGAAGACACGCTCGACGTTTTTGGCGAGGAGAACGAAGATATTGGCATCGATTTTTGCCAGCGCGTCACGGGCAGCAAAAACACCTTCAAACAAACGTCGTTTAACATGAAGAACGGCGTTCATCGTCGAGGGAAATCTCCAAAGCGAGGCAACTTCGCTCGGGTGGGCGGGAAGTACGACGCCGCGGAAGATCTGTTTCTCGACAGCGACAAGCCGTACCCTTCGTGGGTGTTGGATAAAAAAATCGCGCGGTGGGTGCCGCCGAAAGGAATGCCGGATGAAGGTAATCCGGAACAGGGAACCTTCACTTGTAAAACCTGGAACGAACAGTTGAAAGTCTGGGAATGATACTCAAAGGCGCGATCACCGGTACGCCCCGTAGTGGAACCACGATATTCTCCGCCATGCTCAATCAGCACCCGGATTTGTACGTGCCGTTTCAGTCGCCCTTGGTGGAGTTGTTGTGGAGGCAATACGAACTCTACACGGACAGAAATTTTTCGATAGAGCTATCCTCCGTTGAAGTCAGACAGGGCATGTCTCAGTTTTTCCGAGGGACGGCGGACGCGTTCTTTCGATCCTGTAGCGCTAAGACTTTTGCGCTGGACAAAAGCGGGCACTGGAGCACGCTGGCCAATCGAAATATGTTCCTCGACGTGTTCGGGGAAGACTTACCGCTAATCTATGTCCGGCGGCCGTTCGCGGAAATAGAGCAATCGTTCCGAGACGCGTTGCCATCAACTATGGATGCACGAGAGGTGGATCAGTTCATCTCGAAGGCACGGGTTTTTGCTCAAACGACGGAGCTATCGCTGGCGATCCGCTCAAAAAGTTGGCTCGTGCTCGAATATGAGGATTGGATCCGCGAGCCGGAGAATACCCTGCGAGACGTAGAGACGTTCTTAGACCTCGCGCCGCATCGATATGATCTGTCCGCACCGAGCATAGACACCAGCGGTGCAAGCTACGTGCTAAATCACCGGAACCTTCACGAAGTGCGACCCATGATATGATTGGGCTCGATGGGCAAGGACTCGGGGCGATCAATAGCCCGGTCTGGTTTCAGTATCACCGCCGGTGGTTTTGGCCAGAACAGGTCATGGAACTTCGCCGATTGGCGAGAGACGTCTCGGAGGAAGAAGCATCTACCTCGGGTGGCGACGGCCCGGATGTTCGCAAGAACAAGGTGCGGTGGTTGTCTCGGGAGGAAGATTTTCGGTTTGTCCGCCCGATTCAAAATCACGTGTTTCGCGCGGCCGGTTGGGACGTCGATATCCGCGAGATCGAGCCCCTGCAATACACGATCTACCGGGAGACACAAGATCACTATACGTGGCACTCGGACGATTCAGGCGGATCTACCGCGGCCCCCACAGGGAACATTCGCAAGGTAACCTGTGTGGTGCAATTGTCCGATCCGGAAGATTACGACGGCTGCGAACTCGAACTGCTCACGATGCGTGACAATGAGCTTCGCCCCGTGCCAATATCCTTCCCGAAAGAGGCGGGGTCGATTGTCTGTTTCCCGTCGAACGCGATGCACCGAGTCACGCCCTTGACCCGCGGAAAACGGGAATCCCTGGTCTGCTGGTTCCGGGGTCCACCTTGGCGATAATTGTGGTATTGTTCCCCACGCTTCACTCGGGAATCCGTAGCCTTGGTTAAAATATTATTATATATAATGTGATGTGGTATAATTTTTAAATGGAGAAAATGAATGAAACTTCGTAATAGTGCTGGTGTATATTATTTTCAAAAGAAGAAATACCTAGCAGTAGATGACTTTGTAGACGCCGATGTCGCTAAAATTATCTCAGATGAATATGTTAAATTAGCAAAAGAAGATACTGAAAATAAACTAAACGACTCACAATGTCCCATCAACTCTAAGGCTTGGTATGGACAACCTATGTGTGAATATGTAATGGTTGATTGTCTTCCTAAAATGGAAGAACTTACAGGTTTAAAACTCTTACCCACATATACCTACATGCGTGTATATGGTCCTGGTGAAGAATTACGCTATCATTCTGATAGACCTTCTTGTGAAATCTCTGTTACAATCAATCTAGGACAATCTGGGAAGTTTGACTGGCCTATCTGGTATGCAGATCCAGATGACTTAACAGTAAGAATGCCTGTTTCTGTCCAACCTAAAGAAGCAATGATTTATCGTGGATGTGACGTACCGCATTGGCGAGAAAAGTTTAATCCACCTAAAACAACAGATTGGCAATGTCAATTATTTCTACATTATGTAGATTGTTTTGGTCCTTTTCAACAGTTTGCATATGATCGCAGAGAACAGTTATTCATTGAACCTATTGGTAAAAGTGAATATTATAAAGAATTAATGGAAACGACGGATAATGATAGAAAGATTCGTTTCTCTATCGTAAAACGAACTGAAGAGTCTGGAGAATAATGTGTCAATAAATATTGGTCATGAAGGTCAAATTCTAACAACTACATTTGAAAATAATTGGTATTGGTACTATGAAACTTTATTCTGGCCTGAACAGATTATGCGTATTCGTGAGATTTGTGAAAAAAGTGAAGAAGAAGAAGCGTTAACATATGGTATTGATAATCCAGAAAACGCCAATCATACTATTCGTAAGAACAAAGTATCTTGGCATGATAATGAAGAACTATATTCTATGATTCGTCCAACAATCGATGATGTCAATCAACAAAGTGGATGGAACTACAATATTACTGCTATAGAGCCATTTCAATATACAATATATTATGGTGACCAAAACCACTATCACTGGCATACAGACACCATTGTAAATGATAGAACATTACAACCCGATTATCCAGAAGACCATATTCTAAAAAATACCGTTCGTAAAATCAGTTGTAGTATTCAATTGACAGACCCTAGTGAATATGATGGTGGAGAATTTGAGTTGTTATCATTAAAAGAAAAAAAAGAAGAAAATCGTGAAGAACAACTAAATCTTGATGGTTATAATGTAATGGAACCTATTAAACTACCACACTTTAAAGAAAAAGGTTCAGCATTATTCTTTCCTTCTTTTACATATCATAGAGTAAAACCAGTAACAAATGGTATTCGTAGAAGTCTTGTTATTTGGTTACGTGGACCTAAATGGCAATAACAATATAAACATTATAAATAGTCATAAGACTTATACAAAGAGGGTACTATGGCTATTCCTGCGACCAGAGAACAACATAAACAATATTGCCTTAGAAATCTAGGTTCTCCAGTTATAGATATCAACGTTGATGACGAACAACTAGAGGATAGAATTGACGAAGCATTACAATACTATCGTGATTATCATTACGATGGCACAGAACATGTTTATTTAAAACATCAAATTACTTCTTCAGATAAAACCAACAAATACATCTCTATCCCAGAAAATATTCAAGGGATCGTGAGAGTGTTTGATATTGGGGATTCTATTAATAGTTCAAATCTATTCAATATTCGATATCAAATTCATCTAAACGATCTTTTTGATTTTTCTAGTGCTTCATATGTTCCTTATGTGAACGCTATGAGACATGTAGAAATGCTTGAAGAAATCTTTGTTGGTAAGAAACCTATTCGTTTCAACCGTCACACAGATCGACTTTATATTGATATGGATTGGGAAACAGATGTTCTCGTAGATGAATACATCATCATTGATTGTTATCGCACAGTAGATCCAAATACATATACAGATGTTTGGGGTGATAGATGGTTACTTAGATATTCGACTGCTTTATTTAAAAGACAGTGGGGCGAAAATCTATCTAAGTTTCAAGGTATTCAACTTCCAGGAGGAATTCAATTTGACGGTGTTCGTATTCTAGGTGAAGCAAGAGAAGAAATTAATAAGTTAGAAGATGAAATGATTACGAGTTATTCATTGCCCGTCCATGATATGATTGGATAAATTATGGCGACGAATAAGTATTTCAATAACTTCTCATACGCCAGAGAGCAAGACCTAGTTGAAGATCTCACGATTGAGGCTATCAAGATCTATGGTCATGATGTAAAGTACATTCCAAAAACAATCGTAGCGAGAGATAACTTATTCGGTGAAGATCCACTGATGAAGTTTACAACCGCTGCTGATGTTGAGATGTATATCAAAAACGTGGAAGGATTTGAAGGAGAAGGTGATCTACTCTCAAGATTCGGTTTACAGATACGAGATGAGATGACTTTCACTCTTGCTCGTAAAAGATTTGATCAGATTCGTACAGAAAAGTTGATGACAGAAGTAGGTTATAATCTACTTACAGAACAGGCAAATACGGCTGTTCCATCAAGACAGTTTCTCACAGGGAACAATGAGACAGAATCTATCGTACTAGAAGCAGGCACTGCTAATGGATACTCAATCAGTTCTAATCGTCCATTAGAAGGAGATCTAATCTATTTTCCAATGGTTGATAAGATATTTGAGATCAAGTTTGTTGAACACGAACAGATTTTTTATCAAACCGGTAGATTACAGACATATGATTTACGTTGTGAATTATTTTCTTATAGTTCTGAAAAACTTGATACTGGATATAGTGAGATTGATATTGTTGAAGATCAATATTCACTTGATCAAACTTTCTATCAAACACTTCTTGAAGATGGCGAAGTTCTACTAGCTGAAGATGGTGATGGTATCGTACAAGAATTCCAAATTTCTACAATTGATGCACAAGCAGATAATGATACTGTATATAAATCTAATATACTAGAAGACGATATTATTGATTTTAGTGAAAAAGATCCATGGTCAGAGGGTAGGTTCTGATGTTTGAGTATTTTTATCACGGTACAATTAGACGTTATGTTCAAGTATTCGGATCATTATTCAATGATATCCAACTTGTAAGAACGGATTCGAACGGTAATAGAGTACAAACACTTGCTGTTCCTTTAGCGTATGGACCCAAACAAAAATTTCTTGTCAGACTAGATACAAATCCAGATCTAGATAGAGAAGTTGCTATATCGCTTCCACGTCTTGGATTTGAGTTGACCGGCCTTACATATGATTCTACGAGAAAAATAAACTCCACTCAAAAGAATAGTTATATTATCACATCTGATAATACTCAGTTGAGAACACAATATACACCTGTTCCTTATGATATTACATTTGTGTTATCAGCGTTTGTGAAGAATGCGGATGATGGTACACAAATAGTAGAACAAATTGTTCCATATTTTAAACCAGAATGGAACGTATCAGTAAATCTAATACCATCTATGAATATAACTATGGATATACCAATTATATTGAATAGTATAGATTTTGAGGATGTATATGATGGTGATTATTCTACTAGAAGAACTATTATCTGGAACTTCAATTTTACTTTAAAAGGTTATCTATACGGACCAACTACAAACAGCGGACCAATTACAAGAATACAGATTGATCTACATGCTAATACAGCCTTAAATACTCCAAGGTCAAGTCGTCTTGTTACTGTTCCTGGATTATTAGCTAATGGCGCGCCTACTACAAATAGTGCAGCGTCTATTGATAGAAGTTTAATTGATGTAAATGATAATTATGGATTTGCTTCGAATACCTTCTTCTATACAGACGGTTTGATATATAATCCAAGAACAGGAAGTGATCAACAACCATGAGTTTCGATTCTAAATTCAGTCATGTACTAAACATAGATCCTCCTAATGAAGTGGAGGTTATAGAACCTAATATTAATAAACAAATAGAAGATGATTACGACTATGCTAGACGTAATTTAAGAGATCTAATTGACTCTGGAATGGGTGATTTAGATAGAGTTATGGAAATTGCTCGACAGAGTGAATCTCCAAGAGCATTTGAAGTGGCGACAAATTTACTTAAAACATTAACTGATACAAACAAAGATCTCCTTGAGTTGGCTAAGAAAAAGAAAGATATATTACAGACAAAAGAAGATAAACCGCAGAATGTAACCAATGCATTATTTGTAGGTTCAACTGCTGATCTTCAAAAACTTATTCAAGGAGAAAAAAATGCAAGAAGTTCAGTCGATTAATTCTCTCAGTGGAGACTTGACAACTCTGATTCTTCCATGGATTGCTGTTCTAGTATCAGCAATCATTGCGTTTATGTTAAAAGACTTTGTAACTAACTTTGCCAAAGGTATGGCGTTTCAAATGAACCGAGCCTTCAATGAAGGTGATAAAGTTATTCTTGATGGTTCAGATGCTATTATTGTAAAAGTTGGTATGAAACAAACAGTATTTGGTGTATTCAGTGATAAAGGATATACATGGAGATATGTACCAAATGAAAGAATACCATTTTTAAAGTTAGAAAAAGTAGTCGATCCTGAATTACACAAAGATAGTGAAGAAGAAAAAGGTAGAAGATTACAAAGAATGATTGATTCTGCACAAGATGAAAAGATTGATTCTAATCATAATCATATTGCAAAAAACGCAGAAGAAATAGAGAAGTTAAAAAACAAAGATGATAAAAACTAATTACGATTATTTTGTACAAAAGTTTCTAGAACCGTTTTTAGCATGTTTACTTTGTATGGTTCAAGGAGACTTAACTGTACTTACATTAAGTCATTTTATAACAGCAAGTAAAACAGCAGTGATTGCTTTAGTACTTACAGTAATGTTATCTTTATTTAATATAAATCATAGTAAATGGTTTGCATTGGCTTTAACTGGATTTGCCACTCTTGTTGCTGATATTTTAAGTCATCCATCTCGTTATGATGGCATATATACAGAATCTATGTTGACCGCAGGTGCTGCTATGTTACTCGCTTTAATGTTTGATAGAATTTTTAGAAGATATGTCTGATGCTTATTTAAGTAATCCGAATCTAAAAAAGATCGGTGTTGATATTGAATTTACTCAAGATCAAATTCAAGAGTACATTAAGTGTGCTCAGGATCCAATATACTTTGTAAAAAATTATGTCAAGATTGTTCATGTAGATAAAGGTCTTATTCCTTTAGATCTATATGCATATCAAGAACGAATGATCAATACTTTTCATAATAATCGTTTTGTTATCACAAAGATGCCGAGACAGTCTGGTAAATCAACTGCGGTCATTGGATTTATTCTTCATTATGTTCTTTTCAATGAAAATAAAAACGTAGCATTACTTGCCAATAAGGCAGAATTGGCTAGAGAACTTCTTGATAGATTAAAGAAAGCATATGAGAATCTACCTTTATGGATGCAACAAGGTATTGCTGTATGGAATAAAGGTTCTATTGAACTAGAAAATGGATCAAAAATTCTCGCTACATCTACGACGGGTTCTGCTGCTCGTGGTCAATCATTCTCTCTTGTCTTTCTAGATGAATTTGCTTTCGTTCCTCATGGTATTGCTAGTGAGTTCTTTAAGTCTGTTTATCCTACAATCTCATCTGGTCAAGAGACTAAAATGATTATAGTCTCTACACCATCGGGTATGAATCATTTCTACAAGATGTGGGTTGAGGCTGAAGAAGAACGCAGTAAGTTTATACCAATTGCTGTTGATTGGTGGGAAACACCAGGAAGAGATGAGAAGTGGAAAGAAGAACAAATAGCAAATACAAGTGAAGAAGATTTTAATCAAGAGTTTGCTTGCGAATTCTTAGGTAGTAGTAATACACTCATCAATGTAAATATACTCCGAAATTTGACCTTTGTCAACCCTAAATTTTCAAAAAATGGATTTGATCAGTATGAAGATATAAAAGAAAAACACGAGTATGTAATATCTGTCGATACATCTCGTGGCGTTGGTGGAGATAACTCAGCTTTCACTGTTATCGATATCACACAGATACCATATAGAGTTGTCGCTAAATTCAAAGACTCTACTATTTCACCTATTTTATATCCAGAGTTAGTATATAATGTAGCTAAGAACTTTAACAATGCTTTTGTTTTAGTTGAAATAAATGATATTGGCGAACAAGTTGCTTCTACTCTTTATAGAGACTTGGAATATGAAAATATTTTCATGACAAATATGAGAGGTAGATCTGGTCAAATTATTGGTAGTGGATTTGGCAATAAACCACAATATGGTGTAAGAACTACAAAACAAGTCAAAAGAATTGGTTGTTCTACCTTAAAAGATATGGTAGAGAATCAAAAAATTATTATACAAGATTTTGACATAATTGAAGAGTTATCTAATTTCATTAGTAAGAAGGAATCTTTTGAAGCCGATGAAGGATATCACGACGATTTAGTAATGTGTCTAGTATTATTTGGATGGCTTGTAAGACAAGATTATTTCAAAGAACTTACAAACACTGATATTAGAAAAAGAATACTAGAAGATAAAGAATCTATGATGGAAGAAGATATGTTACCGTTTGGTTTTAGATATGATGCGGCAAATGATGCAGAAATGATCGTAAACGATCCTTACAGTCTAGAAGATCTTAAAGACCAGTTTATTAATCGTTGGTAGACCATGGATCAACGAATAGAACAGATTGAAACTTCTTTTTCATACTCTCACTAATTTTTCTTTTAGTTTCTTCACTATGAGATTTGCCCATATGTGCCTTACTCATCTTAATACGAGTTTCTTTAGACTTGGGTTTACCAAGTTTAGCAAGACTCATTTTATGTCTGGTTTCTTCCGTTTTTCTCATATTTCTATTTATTAACTAAGTTTATTAAAAACGTTAAAAATATAAATAAAAAGAAAATGATATCTTTGTTCGTTTTAATCTAAGGAGTAAGAAATGGCATTCCAAGTTTCTCCAGGCGTCAACGTTAGTGAGATTGATCTTACTACTGTTGTACCCGCTGTATCAACATCTATTGGTGCTATTGCTGGACATTTTCGGTGGGGTCCAGTAGATAAGAGAGTTTTAGTTTCCCAAGAAACCGCTCTTGTAAGCACATTCCAGAAACCTAACGCAAATACTGCGGAAGACTTCTTCACAGCAACTAACTTCCTCTCATATTCAAATGCATTACAGGTAGTTCGTGTTGTAGCAACTGGTAACAGTTCTGTGGCCACCTCAGCACGTAATGCAACAACAAACGCTGCAAATACGTTAAACACTGTCATCAAAAACGAAGATGACTACGAAGATAACTATTCTACAGGTATCTCAAATGTTGGTGAATGGGTTGCAAAATATCCAGGGGAATTGGGTAACTCTCTCAAAATCTCTGTATGTCCAAGCGCACAAGCATGGTCAAATTCTATCGCTGGTACGATTGCTGTAACCACACAAACAACTGCTGTTACCGGTACATCTACTTTCTTTGATACACAATTAGTTGTTGGTGACCTACTAGAAATTGGTCCAGATAAAGAAAAAGTTCGTGTTTCTGCTATTGCCAACTCAACAGTACTAACACTTGAAAGAAAGTATACTGGCAACACTGTTAGTGGTTATGCTGCAACTCGTTATTGGGAGTTCTACAACTTCTTTGATATTGCACCAGGAACTTCAACATATGCTAATACTGCTAGTGCAACCGCTGATGAAATGCATATCGCTGTAGTAGATGAAGATGGTGAATGGACTGGTGTAAAGAATCAAGTTATTGAAGTATTTCCAGCCGTTTCTATGGCATCTGATGCTAAGACAGAAGATGGACGTAGTAATTACTATAAGGATGTTATTAATAATCGGTCACAGTATGTATGGTGGACTAAACATCATGCTTCTAATACAAATGCTGGTAAGAAAGCTTCTGGTGTTACCTTTGTTGGTGATACCGATGTACAGACCAGTTCGTTTGTAAACGGACGCGATGGTAATACACCAACCAGTGCTAACTATCTCTTAGGATATGACAAGTTCAAAAACGCTGAAGAAGTAGACGTAACAATAATTCTTGGCGCTTCTGCTAATGCTGTAAGAGCGCGTTATCTTATCGAACAAATATGTGAAGTTCGTAAAGACTGTGTTGCTGTTATTTCTCCAGAGAAAACAGACGTTGTAGACAATCGTCTCTTCGCTGGTTCAGAAACAGAAGACATCATTGCTTATCGTGATACTCTACCATCAAGTTCATATGGTATCATGGACTCTGGTTGGAAGTATCAATACGACAAGTACAATGACGTATATCGTTACATTCCAGCTAATGGTGATGTAGCAGGAACGATGGCTCGGACAGACAATCTTCGTGATCCTTGGTATTCACCTGCTGGTTTCAACCGTGGTCAAATCAAGAATGTCGTTAAAATGGCGTTCACACCTAATAAAGCTGAAAGGGATGAACTCTATAAGAAGGGCATCAATCCAATTACTACATTCCCAGGACAAGGAACTGTACTATTTGGTGATAAGACACTTCTTGCTAAACCAAGCGCATTTGATCGTATCAATGTTCGCCGTCTCTTTATTGTACTAGAGAAAGCTATTTCTACTGCTTCTAAGTTTACACTCTTTGAATTCAACGATGAGTTTACAAGAGCTAACTTTGTAAATCTTGTAGAACCATTACTCCGTGACGTACAAGGTCGCCGTGGTATCACAGATTTCAGAGTTGTTTGTGACGAAACAAACAATACTCTTGAAGTTATTGATCGTAATGAATTTGTTGGCGATATCTTTATCAAACCCTCTCGGTCAATCAACTTTATTCAACTAAACTTCGTAGCTGGCCGCACTGGTGTTGAATTTAGTGAAGTTGTTGGTCAAGTTTAATATAAATAAAAGTAAAGATAAGGAGTCATAAAATGGCATTTAATATTGCAGGGTTTCAAGGACAGCTAACTGGTGGTGGTGCTCGCCCCAATCTGTTTCAAGTAACCATTGACAATCCAGTTGACCGTGGTTCATTTATTAAGACCTCATTCATGGTTCAGGCAGCTCAGATTCCCGAAGCAACTCTTGGCGTAGCTACAGTCAACTACTTCGGTCGGCAGATCAAATATGCTGGTAACAGAGTTTTCGCTGATTGGACAGTTACAGTCATGAATGACGAAGACTTCCTAATCCGCGATGGAATGGAACGTTGGTCAAATGCAATCAACGGACTACAAACAAACATTCGTTCTACCGCTCTAGCGCAAGCCGCACAGTACAAGTCAAATGCTACCGTTACACAATTTGCTAAAACTGGAGAACCAATCAGAACTTACAACTTTGTCGGTCTGTTCCCATTAACAGTTGGTGCAATTGCACTTGATTGGGGTACAAACGACGCCGTTGAAACTTTTGATGTCACGTTCTCTTACGATTTCTGGCAAGCTGGTCAAGGTGTTGTAGGTCAGGTAACTGCCCCGCTCTTTGGTTAATATTAGTTTGTAGAGTATTAAAACGGTGGTTTCTATGAGACCACCGTTTTTTTATGTTTATCTTCATTTATAAATAGATAAAACAAAATACATTTTAGGAAATGAAAATATGGCAGTAGAGCTATTTGGTTTTAAGATAGAGAAATCTAATCAAGAACAACAAGAAAAAAATGTAAAATCCTTTGTTGCACCTAATTTTGAAGACGGCGCGGTAGAAGTCGCTGCTGGTGGTGTTTATGGTACTTATGTAGATCTAGAAGGTTCTGCTAAGTCTGAAGGAGAACTAGTAACACGTTATCGCGAAATGTCTATGCAACCAGAATGTGATAGCGCCATCGAAGATATCGTAAACGAATCAATCGTATTGGACAATGAAAACCCAATAGACATTGTTCTTGATGATTTGGAATACTCTGTTTCTTTTAAAAACAAAGTTAGAGAAGAATTTTATAACGTATTAAAACTTCTCGACTTCAATAATCAAGGATATGACATATTCAAACAATGGTATGTTGATGGACGTTTATATTATCACATACTCGTCAACGAATCAAAACCTAGGAATGGTATACAAGAACTTCGTAAAATAGACCCTAGAAAAATTAAAAAGATACGTGAAAAAATAACTGAAACT